ATTGTCCTCAGACCCCAGAGACCGGAGAAGAACCACACCGACAAAGAGCTTGCTTCCATCTACCATCGTGAGCAGATCTCCCAGCTCCGGTACGGGAAGCTTGCTGTTTTCGATATAGACGATCTCCCCGGCGAACTGCCGGCTGATGGTTGCCTTGTCACCAGACCATGTCCAGAAGGTCATAATCTTCGTAACATCATGGGTGACCGTGGACTTCGATTTGGTCAGATAGATATTCACGAAGACACCCCCAGCAGCGTGGATTCCGGCGGGATTTTCAGTGTGGTTCCGGGATAGATCAGATGCGGATTCTTGATCCCGTTATAGCTGGCCAGTGCGTTATAATACTTCGGCGTCGACTTGCCGTAGTATCTGCGGCAGATGATGGAAAGCGTATCGCCCTTGACGATGGTATAGGACTGTGTCTTTCCGGTGGTTCCGGAAGAATCTCCAGCGCGGCCATTGTTCTGTGCGTTGGTTCTGACCGTGGCTACCTGTGCAGCCTCCAGATCCGAGAACTCCCTGACCGAAACAGTGACATACATGTCACCAGTTCCATCCTGCTCACCATAGGAAACATCCTCGATATACACGAGCACATTGATTTCAGTGCCGGTAATGATCATACGGACAGTCTCATCGTCGCTAGCCCAAGCGGTGAGATAGTCCAGATAATACTGGGGATCCGCACGGCCACCGGCCTCGATCCACGGATAAGCCTGAGCCGGCAGCAGGAAGTCAAAGCTTCCGGAAAAGCGCGTCTGCCCGCCGGGGCGGTAGACATCGCCCATCTGGTTGATGTTGATAGTTTCCACACGCTTGCCGACCGTCCACTGATAGTGGGCGGGAGTTACAGGCATGATAAGAGACACATGGTCTCGGATGAAACAAAACTGCAACTACCTCACCCCCTCATTCCGGCCAGCTGCATCTTCTGGAGCAGTGCTGCCGCAACGCGGTCAACATCGGCATCCTCACGGATGGTCGTGCCGTACATAACGATCTGAACTCCGCCAGATCCGTTCTTTTCGCTTCTGGCCTCCACGGCCGTCTGCACCCGCTCACCCTGATGGAGCAAAGCGGGGAAGTTGTCATAAGGCACATAGTCGATGCCAGTCGCATATCCCTTGTTCGTAATGAACGGGTCATCGATCATGGCATCGTAGTAACCGTAGGTTTCGATATTTGCTGCTCTTCCAGCAGCAAGTCCCTTTGAGAACTCCTGTCCTTTTTCGTAACCAGCGTCCCAGTAGTTCTGGTTGAGAACCGTATCATTCCGGATGGTTTCCACCAGAGACATCTCGGCTTCCAGAGCCAACTGAGCGCCCTCGCTGGCGTTATACTCATTCATGCCCTGCACTTTGGCCTGCATGATGAGCTTGCCCATCTCGGCAGCATCGCCTTGCGCCTTGGCTGTCTGATAGGCGTCAGATGCCATCATAGCGTCCATAGCATCACGCATGTACTGCTCTTTGCTGTTCTCCAGTTCGGCTTTCCATGCACCGATTGCACGATTGGCCTCTTCGACAGCCTCACCGCTCTCTCCGCTCATCCAGTCCATCTGGGCCTGCAGACCAGCTTTGCGGCCTTCGTTGTAGCCCTCGCCCATGGCAGCGTCCATGTCGGCCTGAAAGTCACTCAGGTTATCAACCATGGCGTCATAGGTGGTGGCCAGCTTCTCAGACAGCCCGCCGTATGTGTCATTGATATAGGTCAAAATCGCTTCGGCAGCATCTGCGCCGGCGATCTTACCGTCAGTGACCATCTCTGCGATGCTGGACTTGTCGGCACCAGTGGCATTGGCCAGAGCCTGATAAACATCCACACCACGCTCGGAGAAATAGTTCAGATATTCCTGCGTTGTTTTTCCGGTTGTCCGCATACGAGACAGTCCAGAAATGAACATATTGACATCGGAGGAATTCAAGTTCAGGCCAGCAGAAGCATCAGACAGCGTCTGCAGCACACTGAGCGTTTTTTCCGTGTCATAAGTGTTCAATAGCAGCTTGGAGTATCCGGTAATTTCGTCGTAGGTGTAGTTGGTGTTCTTGGCCATTGCCTTGACCTGTTCGAGATAGGCGTTTGCAGTAGCATCTCCGCCAAGCTTTTGGGCGAAGGCCATCTGCGTCTGCTCTCTGGATCCGGCGATTGAGCTGCCGGAAGTCAAGGAAGTGTCCTGCTCACTCAGGACGGTTTCATATGCGTCCTGGATATAGGACTTGAAAGCGTCATCTTTCTTCTCGAAGATCTGCAGTCCGCCGCTGAGTCCTCCAGCCGCAGCTCCAAGTGCGGCACCCAGTGCAGTACCGATGCCGGGGAGAATGGAACCCATCGCTGCGCCAGTGGCCGCAGAGGAAAGGATGGAGGATGTCATCGTTCCGATATCATCGCCACCAATACTGCCTGCAACACTAGAGCCGATGTTAAGCGCAAGGTCTTTGGCCATATCGCCGATGCCACTTGCCGCGATGGCGGTGGCAACATTTCCGAAGGAAACCTTCTGGCTGCCAGCCTTGTTTTCCACCTTGGAGATTTGTTTCTCCGTGTCCCTTGCGGCCGCCGTTACCGCCTTCAGGTTTCGAACCATGTTGTCATAGTTGGCCTGAGCCAACTCCATCCTCAGTCCATCCGCAGCGGAATGAGTCAGGTCAAATTGCTTCTCGGCAGCTTTCAGCTCCGATTTGGCCTTGCTGAGGTCCATCTTCAGGGTGATTTTGTTTTTATTCAGGGCGTACAGTGTGTTCTCCAGCGCATCTACATCCTTGCTGAAAGACTTTGTCACAGTCGCCATCTTTTTGACTGCATCCGAGTACCGGTCTGTCGATTTAATTACGATAGAAGCCTCAGGCACTTTACCGCCCCCTTTCGCGATTATTTTTTTCGAACTTTCGTGACCTTCACCGTGTTTTTCTGCTGTCCTCTTCCCGGGGGCAGCTTTTTTTGATTCGCTTCATAGGACGACAGAGCCAGAATCAGATCATGCCACCCAGTATCTCCTTCCCACAGCGCCCGAAGATCTGTCAGGCTCCAGTGGTGTGCGGAAAACAGATAGTACATCAATCCGAGTTCCGGATCGCTGCCGTCCGTCAGGCGTTTTTTACTTCAGTGATGGTCAGACGGCGATATCCGCTCAGTCTTTCGATGGCCTGAGAGAGGTCTGCAATCTCGCCGGCCAGAAGCATCCGCTTCACAACATCTGCAGGTGTCGCACCGCCAAACTTCTCCAGAAGGCGCTCATCCTTCAGATTGGGTTCTACGCAGCCTGCCAGCAGGATATTGACATCAACATCCTGAGTGAAACGCTCAATGTCATGTACCTTGCCATAGGGCAGAGCCTTCAGCTTGAACACGACATCATGACCGGCGATTTCGCTCAGGCGGTTGACCTTGAATTCTGCAGTGGGAAGCTCCTTTTCCACATTGGGAATCGTGCCGCCCAGCAGCAGATCCAGCACAGAACCCTCATGGCCATTCGTGGCCTTTTCCATTTTTTCTGCCATATTTACCTCCAATAAGAACGGCCCCGCCCCCATCTCTGAGGACGAGGCCTATTTTGTCAGGAATCAAGGATCTCGTAGTCTTCGGCAGTGAAGGGGGCCTCAATCTGGCCCAGCTGAGCCGCCTGCCAATCGGCCAGCGTCAGGTCGTCGAAGGAAACACCCTTGACGGCAATGCGCTGATTATTGGGATTGTCGGGATCATCCAGATTGCTGATGATGGTGTGGCGCAGGTCTTTGCCCTGCTTAATTGCCTCCGCCTCCAGCTTGATCATGCGGCTGGTGGCGTTGTACAGGCGAACCGTGCCGGTGATGGAAACACCGGTCATTTTCTTGCCGGCAATCAGGGTGCGGCAGCGAGCCACATCATCCTTGGTCTTGTTGACCTTGATCTGGCAGCCGTAGCACTCAGACACCTGCTCGCCGTCCACCCATACCTGACCCCAAGTACCGCTGCGGACTTCTGCAGCATTCAGAATTTCAGACATTCAGATTTCCTCCTTACTGTGCCTCAAGCACGATGTGGAAGTCCTCCATGGCGTCCAGCACATGGCCGTACAGGTGGAGGAACACATGACTGCCGGTGTCCTCTTTACGAAGAGCCTCGTCAGTCAGAGCCTTAATGCGGGTGATTTCCGCTGCGTCAGAAGCCTGTGCCAGCAGGAATGCGCGGATCGCCTCTGCATCAAGTTCGACATTGGAGCTGCCATCGACCAGAACACTCTGTGCTTCCAGAGAGTCCAGGAACTCAGACAGAGCCGTCAGCAGAATGCACTTGTTGTCGTAGGTGTTGGCACACTTGCCCAGATACTGGTCTTCAACCGTAGCAATGGCATAATAGCGGATCAGATCCACCGCAGCCACCAGCTTGATCTTCTTCAGCATCTCA